AGCTGCAAGCACAGAATCAAGTCTTGAAGTCAACCTACGAGCAGGTTGATGCCCAAGAGCAAATTGGCAGGTACCAAGCTACAGCTGTTCAGGCACAATATGAAAGCAAAGTGTTGGCAGCACAGGTTGCGTATGAGTCGAGGCTGACCAGCAAGGAGATTGGCATGAGTCAGTCAAGTGCCGTAGGATTATCTAATCAGATTGCGAATAGCGCCCGCAGTGCCGGGTCACTGGCTTCAGGCACTGGTTCTGTTGCCAACTATGCTGAAAGATCTGCGAAGATGTACATCGCTGTCGCAACAAATGCCGAGATTGCCGCTAACAAGATCAACCAAGTCGCGAATGCACAAATACGACTAAATCAAGCAAGGGGAGTTAACCCAACCACCGCCGCGCCAATCAAGAAAGCAGCCGAAGGCGCATTCTGGAAAGGAGGGTTCGAAGCATTCGCAAGAGGCGGTTTCGTTTCAGGGCCAACGCTGGGCCTCGTAGGCGAAGGCGGGGAGCCGGAATACATTATCCCCGAATCCAAAATGTCTGCAGCGGCGACCAACTACCTGGGTGGCGCCAGAGGCGGATCGGTCATTCCAAGCGGCAATGCCCAGATCAATGTCACCACAGGCCCCGTGATGCAACAGAATGGCCAACAATACGTCTCAATGGCTGATCTGGAGAAGGCGATGCGCAAGACCGCTGATGGGATCTACGCCAGCCTCCGCACTCCAGCCGGGCGCTACGCAGTCGGTGTTCGCTGATGGCTAGAGCACAGTCCCAATACCTACGGATCTTCTCTGGAAGTACCACCTACCAGCGGTGGCAGTCATATTACGTCAACACCAGCGTGACATGGGCGGGGGCCAGCTGGAGCTATCAGCCGTTTGATGCTGATGGCATAACCGCTGGTGAGGTGCAAAGCGAGTCGTCGATCTCGATCCGGCTTCCGGCTACCACCAACGTGATCGAGGTGGTGCTGCAAGCGTTGAATGAAGCCAGGCTGGCGGAGCTGCAATTTTATGAGTTCGACACTCTTTTGGGCAACGATATCCCGCAGGCTGGGCAAACGTTAATTGCGTCCTACTTGGGCGAGGTGGTGGGCGTGAAGGGTGGGTTTACTGAGTTAGAAATGGAGCTGGGCAGCAGCCTGGCTCCAGTTGGTGCGCAAGTGCCCCCGCGCACCTTCAGCACGCGCCTTATTGGAGCGCCTTGCAAGTTATGAGCATCATCGGCAGCGATCCACTGGCATTCCTGATCGGACAAGGCGGCCTGGTCGGCACACCTCTATCCGAGAATGGTGCTGGCGGCGCCGAGAATCTCGATGTGGCACAGCGTGGCGCAGTAATCGGCGAGCCCATTCCAATCGTGTTCTGTCGGCGCGTCGCTGGTGTCGGCGGAGTGCTTATCAGCCCCCTTGCCACGGAAGCTCGCTTTGAGAATAGCCTGATCAACGAGGTGACAGGCTCCTACCATCTAGTGCTCAGCGAGGGACAAATTGACTCGCTTCAGGTGCGCGATGTATTTCAACGAAGCTGCAGGGTTGGCAGCTTCAGTCAGACATATAGCAGAAGAGCTGGCACTTTTGTGCCTGGCAACTTCATTGTTCCGCGAGCAGGCTATATAACTCCTGAATGCCCCTCTTATTGCGGAACCGGAGGTACATACACCGGATTGTCAACGATGACATTCCAAGCTACATATCCAGACGGGGTGGATCAGTGGAACCGCCAGGTTCATTGTTTTGTTCGTGGCGGGATCTATGTGACACGTTTGCTTGATAGCACCTTGGGGCCAAGCAACAATGTGGCTGACTTGCTGCTGTACTTGCTGCGTAGTAGCTCCAGGGTGCCAGAAGCACAAATCGATACGGCAAGCCTGTTGGCTGCTGCCACTTTTACCAATGTCAATGGATTCTGGTTTAACGGTGTGCTGAAAGAATCAACCAACGTCCGCGATTGGATCGACTCAACGCTGCAATATTTTTTGCTGCGACAGACAAGAGCTGCTGGCAAGGAAGCACTTAGTCCGCTGCTCCCAACCAACAACAACGGCACGATCAAAACCACAGCAGTCAGCTGGGAGTTCACGTTTACCGAAGAGCACATTATCCCAGGCAGTTTTGAAATCTCGTACACTCCACTAGCGGACCGCAAACCATTCTGCGCAACGGTCCTGTGGCGTCAACAAGATGACAACGGCATCGGCATCATCCGCACCGCTGAGGTGCGTTATGCAGGCACTGCAGTGGATGGACCTTTTGAGCAGCACGACCTGTCGGAGTTCTGCGCTTCAGAAAATCACGTGGTCAAGGTTGGGGCTTACATCGTCTCTAAGCGTCGGCATGTGACACACCGCCTACAGCTTGGTGTCAAGCCTGATGCATTCAATTCCACCTTGATACCTGGAGACTTGGTGCGTGTGCGACTGGATCGGATTGCTTCCACTGGCGCAAGCAGCACTCATGATTTTCTGTATGAACTAGACAGGATCGGAAAATCTGTCACTGGTGACGTACGGCTAGAGCTGACGCACTTCCCCGTAGACGCCAATAACGCCAGCATTGTGGCTCAGGAAGTCAATTCAGTAGTGGGTGGCGGCATACTGCTGCCAACTGGCTTGACGGGAATCACCTGCGACATCAACTCCTCAAGCGATACCAGCGTGCCTGCAGATACTAGTCTCGATCCCAGTGCCTGGAATCTGCCTGGAGACAGTGCGTTTGATTTTGGCTTCGATGATCTTGGGGGAGATGAATTCGACGGTGGTGCAGTGGACAACCCAGCTGATGGCATCGGGAGTTATTCGCCGCCAGGCCTCACCTACAGCGGCGATCCCGAAAATCCAGAAACCGGCGACAGCATCACCGCTCCCAGTATCTGCCCAGGCGGGATTACTAGGTTCTATCGACTGGATCCTTCAGTGCCTGGCGGCAAGGTGTTCTTGCAAGAAAGCTCTTCCAATTACACCTACACGATGGTTATCAATGACGTGGATTACAGTGTCTATTCAGAAGTCTCCTGCCCCGATCCGTCGTCGCCCACTGGATACAGCGATCCCATTGCATTCAGTCCAACACCGGTCGTTCAAAACGGTTGTCAGGGCATAGAAGGCGTAACATACAATGGCACCGTGCCGCCACCTGGGAATACGGTCGGAGCGCAGATTATCCTTGCTCACAATGGAATTACAACGCGAGAATACTATCCTTCTCCAAATGACTGCACCGCAGCAATCTTCCCACCATTCACGTTTGGTCCACAAAGCCAGACAAAGCAGGACGTGAAAGGAATTGAACTGGTAGAAGTCGCCGGGACTTGCGGAACCAAGCAGCTGCTATGGCGCGTTACCTACGCCAACAATAGCGTTGAGGATCTAAACATTATCAACCTTGGTGACAACAGAGGCTTCGCGTCAGTTTCCGTTAGTGTCACTACGACATGGAGCGGCCCAGGTGCCGTCACCTATTGCCCATGATCGCATCTGAACGACTGGAAGTCTGCAAGCAATGTGAGCACTTTGAACCGGTGCTGCAACGTTGCAAGATCTGCGGCTGTTTAATGTATGTAAAAGTACGCTTTCCGCAAGCAAAGTGCCCTGAAAAGCGCTGGTAATCATGGCAACTTTCCCATCACTGCAGCCATCTACTAGGACGTTCACGCCTGGCAGACATCCACACTCTGAGATCCCGACGCTATCTGGATTGCAAACCAGGGTGCGGACCAGCAACGCCATCTTGGAACAGAGTCTGCGGCTCAGTTTCTCGGCGCTCACGGAAGATGAAATGCTGAGCATCCGCAGCCACTACATTGGCCAACAAGGGCGGTTCCTCAGCTTTGCCATCCCAAACGATTTGCTTAGCGGGACGACCAACCCTACCAATTTCACGCCGACTAATTACAGCTGGACATACGCTGCCCCACCGCAAATCACTGATGTTGGCATTCATCGATATGACGTAAGCGTCGCTCTAGTCACGGTACCTCCTGAAGGCGCCAACATCAATGGCGCCGAATTTACCGTTGGCATTAGCTGGGCTACCGTTCCAGCGATGCCTGAAACAGTTACCGTCACATTTGCGCCGGGCCTGTCCAGCGTTGAATCATTGGGCCTAGATCTTGCTGTCACTGCATCACTGGTAGAAGGAGCCGCATCCGGCAGCTAGTCTGTAGTTACTACTCAACAACATCATGGCGTCGCTAATTTACAACTCCTGCATTGACGATCTGGCTCGCAATAATATCGACTTTGACACCAACACCTTCAAAGCGATGCTGGTAACCTCCAGCTATACGCCCAACAAGGACACACACGACAAGCGCGATGATGTAACAAACGAAGTCACTGGCACCGGCTACACAGCCGGTGGTGCTACTTCGACTGTGACCGTTACCAAAGACACGGCAAACGACAAGGTGACCATCCAGTTCGGCGCTGTCACTTGGGGCAGCTCCACCGTCACCGCACGAGGCTGCGTCTATTACAAATCCCGAGGTGGTGCCAGCAGTGCTGATGAGCTGGTGGCATACAACGACTTTGGGAGCGACGTATCTAGCAGCGGCGGTACCTTCGCAGTGGCAGCCAGCACCATCACGCTGCAAAACTGATGGCGCAGTTCCCAGAACTGGAACCTGCAGCTCGCAGTTATAGCCTGGGCGCGTTCCCGCTCACTGAGCAGGCATCCTTGAGCGCTGGCGTGGTTCGATTCCTGCATGGAACTGCGGCTTTTGATTATCGCTTGACTTTGACATACGTCCAGCTGATAGACGCAGATGTCAGCCAGATTCGCGAACATTTCCAGCTTCAGGGAGGCAGTTATCGGCCATTCATGCTGCCTCCAATCATCTGGAAAGGTCATACCTTCAGTGGTAACGTCTTCTCGCAAACGACTCAATGGCGTTACGTTGACGCGCCCGAAGAGACGCATCACGAGAATGGCCGATACAGCTTGGACGTGACCTTGGTGTCAGATGGAGCCTCAGGAGATATTATTCTGGCACCTGTTGAGGTTAGTCTTGTCAGTGGAGCTGCGACTGGGGTCTAATGGCTGTTAAATCCAAGACCGGCACCGCACGTATCGAGCACAAGTCTGGCGCACCAAAGCTCACGCGTCAGGGCAATGGCGTGCGCAGCAAGCCGAGCCACGGTCGCAAATTATTGCGTGGTCAGGGCAAAGGCTAGACTGATACCATGATTGAGATCATTGCGGCTGTTGCTGGAGCATCCATCAGCGTTGCCGCGATGGGAGCAATGGGATTCAGCCGTCGCAA